CTCCACCCTACCTTTCCAAATAAAGGAGTTTGCCATGACCACGTCAAATAACGTAACGACTGCAGGACCAGACCTCCCCGATTCAACTCGGGCATGGAACATCTTTGCAATACGAGGTTATGCCACCATTGTTGCGCGAAAGCACAATTTGGCGGTGCCGGTGCTCGAATTAGAATCCCTCAGTGATGAGGAGATTCTTGTTCGGCTTCAGCTTGTTCGTGACTTGGCTCATCTCCCACCTGGTTAGGATTCGGATGTTGAGGATTTTCTTAGCATTCTAGTGATTCGTTATCACTATTCTTTGCTACACCCACAGGAGTAAACCCATGGAACTGTACGACACGTCCCTTGCGCCTTATCAGCGCATTAGGAGCGGCTATTACATCACTGCTACCCCAGTTGAAGAACAGAGGACTTTCGCTGTTTGCCCCAACCCTGGTTGGTCTAAAACAGGAAATTACCCTCCTGCCCTCAACGGTAACAAAATTGTAATGGTCGATTACGTGGTCCCGCGCTTCCGGTCTAGACAGGCTGCTGGAGAAAGATTCTTCAACAACATGTTTAAGGAGGAAGTAACGGTTAGTACAGTCGGTGGTGGAGTTGAAACAACTGCTATCCCTAAGGCCTGCTACCCGACTTATCAGGACGCTCACGCGCGATGGAAGTCTGTAGGAGGCCCGGTAATCCAAGTCTGGATCCCGAAGGATGCTATTGCTGATTCCCACGGGAATCAGTTACCCACCATATCGACAGTCTTGAGCGACGCAGAGATTACTCGCGTGCAAAAGATAGTTTCTACGGAAGTCTTGTCTAAACGAGGTACCGCGGACTCAGATCTCTGGGAAAGTGCTGCTGAATATAGACAGACGCTAAGTATGCTTGAATCCCCTGTCAGTCGCTTAAAGGATCTCTCTAAGAGATTACTCCAAAGCGCTGAGAAAGGGACATTCAGCAGGAACCTTGTTAAAGAGGTTTCTGATGGTTATCTTATGTATCGTTATGGCATTTCGCCATTGATGAAAGATATCAAGAACATACTGGCTAGCCTGAACAAGGCAGGCGGAAAGAAAGAAGTTACATCACGAGCTAAGGAGCAACTTACTGTTGCTTCTGTGATCGGTGGTATTGCAAACGACGGTCTCAACTTAGTTAACTGGTCTAACCAGATTAGCGATGCTGTTACCGTTCGCGCAATGTCACTCGACGAGGGTCATGTTAGCTTCGCTAACAACCTCGGTTTCTCGTTTAGAGGTCTCGCAATGTTACCATTGCAGTTAACCTCGTACTCTTTCGTCGCCGATTGGTTTAGTAATCTGGGCAGTTATGTCCAAAATACGATACCAGCCTTTGGGTGGAATCAGCTCGGTAGTTGCATGGTTACGACTAGAGTTACTGCTAATGCTTATCGCATTGTTAGTAGCTCGAATCTTCTCCCAAGCACATACACGATAGATCAGGGTCCTAACGGGTCCATAGGGATCATCCGTGTTACGACAACGCGTAGTGCTCTAATGCCAGCCTCCTTTGAAGTTGTATCAGATTTTAAGTTTGATACGGGTAAAAGGGTTGGCGACGCATTAGCTCTCATTGCGGGTCGATTTGTGAAGCTAAGTAACCTTATCGGTTACCGGCCTAACAACAGTGCCTTTCATGATAGGAAGGCATATCACAATTGGGCGGAAACGCTTAATAATTCGAAACAATTCACCTGAAAGGGACTTTATGTCTCTCACGATCAATGCAAAGACTTTCACCCCCGACTCATTCCAGAAGGATTCGGTTGGCTACTCGGGACCAGCGCATACGTTGTCTGCAAAAGACTACGCGCGTCTGCTCCGAGCTGCTCCGAAACCGACTACGGAGTTTAGCGGGGTTGGCCGTACTAGCGCGAAACTGACCCGGACGCTTACGCTTACGGGTGCACTGACCACATCACATGACGGCATCTTAGATGTCGCTGTGTCGATCCCTGTTGGTGCTGCTTCGGCTGACATTGACTCGATGTTGAATGACATGGGGAGCTTTCTGGCTTCGGCCAGTTTCAAGACTCACGTGAAGAATCAACAGGTAAGCTACTAAGAGGCACCAAATGCCCGATAGGAAGCCACCTAACGAATCTAACTCGTTTGTCCTCGCTCTTGTCGCCATCATTATGGTGGTGATTGTCGTTCTCGCTCTACTCTCCTTTATGAGGGAAGGGTTAACCAAGGAAAATCGGAATGAATTCCAAGGAACATCGCCAGTTACAGAGTCTACGTCTTCAGACGGAAGCTCTGCGTCGCAACGGATTCGAACTTTACGCTCGATTCTTGGCGCGATTGCTGGATAGTCATAGGGAGCATGAGTTTCTTAGACCGCTGTCAGATGCCTTACGGCGTCGTGAGTGGTCTAAGCTTTATGCTCTCGCTGATGATTTGTCGTCACAGAGGTATGCGACCGCAACATTGCATTACGTTGCGAATCAGTTCGCTTTGCTCATCAAAAAGTACCCCTGGGATTCTAGGCTTGTAGGCCTAGACCCGGAACGAACAGCTGAGGAATCCTTCTTCAAAGCCGAAAGGCGATGTGGTCGGATAAATCGTAAGTTCGATCTTCTTAGAATTGACCCCTCACGGGATAAATTCAGACAAGAAGGGAAAGTAGCAATGGCTTGGATTCGTTCTTTGATTGGAACAACCCCAAACTATCGTTACGTCTTTAGAGAGTGCGATTTCGGCCAAGGCGCATCTGTCGGAGTCCACGGCGATGCCACTCATGTTATTCGGAAGCTTTCCGAAGAGCAGAAGTGGACCGTGACTCCTGGCGCCATACACCACGCTTTCGGCGGGCTACTCAATAACCATCATTATTTAGAGGCCTTGTTACCCTCTAAGCTTTATAATGACGGTTCTAGAATAGTTTGCCTCGATTACGAAAAGGCTTTTACAAGCTATATCGCTCGACTTGACGTGGTGAACAGCAACAAACTTGGCTTCGTGTTGAAAACTGCTAAGACCCATCGGTCTATCGCAGTCGAACCCCTGCTTAATGGTTTTTATCAAAAAGGAATTGATGTAATCTTACGGAGGAAACTCCTAAAGGTTGGATTGAATCTTTCAGATCAAAGCTTGAATCAACGATTCGCCCGTGAGGGCTCTATTGACGATTCGCAGAATGGATACGTAACTATAGATTTACGCGGCGCTAGCAATAGCAATGCGTTATCTCCAGTGAAATATCTATATCCCCCAGACTGGTTTAACCTATTAGATAGGACTCGCAGTCACTACCTCTCATATAAAGGCGTTGAAAAACGCTATAATATGCTCTGTAGTATGGGAAATGGGTTCTGCTTCCCCATCGAAACGATTACGTTTGCAGCTATCTGCGTTGCGTGTGGATGTGGTCAACCTGGCGTGGACTTTACAGTCTACGGGGATGACATAATCGTACGCAAAGCATTTGCCCAGAAAGTTTTAGCTATGCTTAAACACTATGGGTTTGATGCAAACACTGATAAGACCTTTTTAGAAGGACCTTTCAGAGAATCGTGTGGTGCGGATTGGTTCAACGGCGAGGACGTACGTCCCTTCACCCTTGATTTTGCTTTCGACTCAGTCGAAAACTTCTACAAGTTCCTTAACCTAACTCAAAAGAGCGATCGAACTTTACAGTTCTTTAGCTCGGTACGTGACTTCATTGTGAAGTCTGTACCAATCAGTTTCCGCTTCTTCAGACCCATGAAAGGGAATGTCGAAACGGGAATCGATTCGTTAGGGGACGAGCACTTGTTGAGTCCTCATTGCTTTTTCCGAAAGGAAGATGCTACGTGGACTTGGCGGGAGCTTGCCCGAACACCTATCACCGATCATTATCGTGTGACTAGGTGGGGACATGAGCCTTGGCTCATGGGTGTCGCTCTGAGAGGTGCTAAGTCTATACCTAACGGTATAAACGCGGGACTTCCAGATGTCGTTTTCCGGCGTAAAACCCGGGCGAAGGTAACTCGTGAGAGTTACGCGTCAACCAGTAACTGGTTGCCGCCGACATGTCCATTGAACATGTCATCCGATATTTAGTATAAG